ATTTCAGCATCGTATTCTTCTTCTTTATCATAATCAACTTCAACTTCATCTACTAAAGTCCATTCTTCGCCTAAAGTCTCACCTTTTTCAATTAATAAATCAGCTACGTTTGAACTCAAACAAGTATGCGAACTTAAACCGGTTTCTTCTTTTACTTGGTCAGCACTTTGTGTGTTATCTAATTCAGTAAATTCTAAAGGTTGTATTGTTTTGAAATATAACTTTAAACTAATATCATTAAAGAACAATATTTCATCTAAGGCTTCAATAATTTCTAATTGGTAAGGTTTTATTACTATGTTGTCAAATAATAGCGTAGCAGTCTTTATTTCGTCTGCATTGTTACCTAAACCACCATCACCGTTTCTAATTCCTAATAACATTGGCGAAGTAACTCTATGCCCTACGATTAGTTTGTTGAAACATTCATCACTTAAATATTGGTAGTGTTGCGGTGCATCGTTTAAAGGTATATCTTCTACTGTAGTTTTACTTTCTGCATTTGCATTAAAAGCTACAATTACTTTATCACCACGTGAACCGGTTAATTTGTTTTTAACATCTGCTTTAATTTGGTCACGCATTTCTTCAGTTGGAATACCATTATTGAAATTGATAACTTTGGTTCCACTAAATCCATTTTTTACATCGTTAATTTGATAAACAGAAATTTCTTCTTCTAATAATGCATAGTCTAAAGCACCATTATAGTCAACCGGAGTGTAATAATGAAATATTGGTAAATAAGGTTTAATAACCATTATTTCTATTTCGTTACCATTACCAAAACCCCAAGCCGGTATTCTTTTCAATTCTTGTGATGGTTTCTTATTTGCCCAATCTGAACAATAAAAATATGCTTCGATTTCGCCTTTATCGTTACACTTTTCTGCTCTTAATGTATGTATTGGAAAATGCTCTACTTTAACTACTTTGTTCTTTTGCTTTACAACTTGAATAGATGCCATACCCATTAGTTTGCGTTCTAAGCATACTTTACGCAACATTTCAGGCTTAAACAAGGTTTTCATCTGCGCATACTCGTTAGGCTTTCTTGAAGCATCTAAAGCATCTAAACCTTTACCATACATCATATTTGATATACCGGTAATGATAGCACCATTTGTAGTTGAATATAAAAACCTATCAATTAAGAATTGAAAGTAGTTGTTATCTTCACCATATTCAATGTAACCGGCTTTTTTATTTTCTTGTATTTTAGGGCTTGTGTAAGCACTTAAATTTACAATAGAAATATTTGAATTATTCATAAACTATAAAATCATTAGTTGATTGATTTGCTACATATTCTCCATCATTAATTGTGTAATTGGCAATGACTTGATTTGTGCAAAATATTTTATCTTTATAAACTACATCATTATCATTTTTAATTGTCAAAGTATAAAAATTACCTTCTTTTAAATCAAACGTTGTTGTAGTGTATAAATAATAACCATCGATGTAAAAATCAGAACTGATTGTAGTACTTTCATTTGTCATTTCATCAACCAAAACTATTGTAGTAGCTTTGTATTGTCTTGGAATGAATTTCAAAGATTGTGCTTCTTCTTGTTCTCTTAGAATTATCATTTTCTTTTTATTTAAAAATAAAACTAACTTAAAATTGTTTTAAAAAAAAGGGATGCCTAAACACCCCTTAATTAAAAAACAAAAAAAACAATTATTATGTTCCGCTTACTACTGTAAATCCGGCAGCAGTTAATGTATCACCAATGAAGTTTGCCGGTACCGGTTCCATTCCCGTTAATGTAAGTGTATAACCACTTAAATCACCCATAGCCGCACCGGTTACAATAGTTCCACCGGTTACATCCATTCCGTGTTCTAATCCACAATAAAAGAAATTACCATTGTTATCCTCAACAATAACTTGTGGTCTACCATAAGACAATAACTTAATTTGTTTGTGGTCTACAACTGATAATTTTTTTAATGTTAAAGCCAATTCTTGTTGAAAAAATGTAGTGCCATTTTCACGTGAAGAAGTAATTGTTTGTGTTAAAGATGATGTTCCTTTCAAATCATATTTATAAGCGGTTGGTGTACCCGCTACTGCATCAATAACATCTGTGTTTGTACCATCGTAAGTATATCCGGTAGCATCTCCATAATTTACAAAGTAAACTGACTTCAATCCGCCATTACTATCTTTACAAGGTTCTAACCTTCCTAAACTAATATCACAAGCCATATTTTTATATATTTTAAAGTTAAAAAAAAGGTGGTGTTTATTGCACCACCCTTAATTTGATTAATAATTAATTATTAGTTAGCAGCGTTTGTAATACCGTAAGTTGTAATATCTTCTACAATTCCGTATTGAACACCGGCAGTAAATCTCATTACTACTCTAACGTTTTGTGAACCATCAATGTCAGCCATATCAATCAATTTCACTTCTTGGTTATCAGCTAATAAACCGGTTCCAAAATACAAGTTAGATTTTTGAGCAGCAATAGCTACAGTTGGTGCTAAACCTTCAGCAACAAAGATTTTAATTCCATCAAATGAAAGTGAACCATTGTTAAACCATTGTGTTCCCATTGCGTTTGTACCATTAGCACCTAAACCTGATGCGCCAAAACCACCCAATGCTCTTACATATGCTCTTGCAGTAGCTTGTGAAACGTATAAATATAAATCTTCTTTACCGTATAAAGCAGCCGGAATAGCATCTACAATTCTACCAAGTTCTCCGATAACTGTAGCAGAAGCAGTGATTTTAGTTCCATCAGCAGCAAGTTCTTGAGCAGCCGGTAAAGCAGCATCTAAAGTAAGTAATCTTGTAAATCCGTTAAATTCACCCGCATTAGCAGTAACTCCCGCCCAAATATTTTGTTCTGTTTTTTGTGCAACTTTAGCAGCAACGTGAGCTAATAAGAAATCAGCAAATGATGGTGGTAAATTGTCAAATGCAGAATACCCCATTTGAACTGCTTCCCAATCGCTACGAAAATCTTTCTTGCACAATTGTAAATTTACTTGGAATTCTTCCGGTTGTAAAATCTTTTCTGTTAATGTTACTGTAGAAGTAGCATCAAAATCACAAGTTGCATCTTTTACGATGGCATCAGTAGCAATTTTCTTGATTACTTCTTTATATTTAACATTTGGTTTTACTTCAATACCACCGTTTTCGATAGTTGAAGCACTTAATAAGGCTGCAGAAATATATTTTCCCGCAAATTCACCCGCATAGGTTGTTGTAATTGATGTAACTGTTGCCATCTTTCTCTTTTTTTATTTATTATTATTTGTTTAATTTACTCAAAACTACATCAAAGGTTGTAGCTTGTCTTTTCTTAGAATATAAATTCAATTTAACTTCGTTTTTTGCTTCCGGATTGTGTGTTAAAACTTCGATGTTATCACTTGACAATTCTACCGGTTCTACTGTTTCAACTTTTGCAAGTTTTAATTCAGCAATTTCAGTTCTTAGTTTTTCAATTTCAGCAAAGAACATTTCTTTTGTAACACTTTCAACTACTCTTTTTGGTGATGCTACTTCAGAAGTCATTTCTTGTTCTGCTTCCGGTGTTTCTACTTCTTCTACTTCAGGTGCTTCTTCTTCAGGCATTTCAATTGAAGCAATAACGCCTTCAACTTCTACTTTTAACATATTGCCATCTTCAAGCATATATTCACCAACCGGCATTGGTACTCTTTCATCTTCATTTACAATAAAGACTGCCATTTCAGGTTCAAATGCTTCTGCTTCTAAAACAGTAACACCATCTTGTAACTTCATTTGGGCAAGTTTTACTTCCATACCCAAAAGTGTTTTGATTTCATTAATTACGTTCATATTTACTTTTTTATTAAAATTATTATTATTTATATTTGTTATAAATTTGTTTTATCCGTTACTTCTAACTGTTGTTCTAACTCCATCTACAACTGTTACTGTAGAACTACCTTGCGAAACTGTTGAACCAATACCTTGATTGATTAATTCACCTTTGCAACATTCGTTAGAATATGTGCTATCATCACATAAACAACCTCTTTTTGCATCTTTTGGACTTGTGTATTTATTCTTTCCCATTTTAAATATGTTAAACATTAATTATTTTAATTATAATGATTTTAATTTATCCATAATGGATTTAAAATAAACCGGTTTATTCATTATACTTTTTCTTGCTGCATCAGCTATTTTAGCAAGTGGTGCAGTATTATAATCAATTCCTAATTCTTTAACTTTAGATTTATATATATCTATTTCATTGTCAAATTGATTAGCCACATCAGCAATCATATTGTTATATTTAACAACTGTATTTTGTACTGCTAAAATTTGTTTTTTATATTCATCATTAAAATCTTTTTCTATTTGATTAGCTTTTGAAGTATAATCACCAACTTTTACTACTTCTAATTCTACTCTTTGACTTTCTAAATTTACTTTAG